ATCCTGATTGGCTGGCTGCTGTTTACAAGGCGAGTGAGACGGGTTTGTTGGATGATGAGGAATTGGAGGCTGCCAAGTCTATGATGACGCATGACCAGTATCAGCAGGAATTTGAGTGTTCTTGGAATGCGAATGTTCCTGGTGCTGTTTATGGCAAGGAGATGGAGGTTGCCCAGTTGGATGGGCGGATCTGCAATGTTCCTTATGATCCTTCTGTTAAGGTTGACACTTGGTGGGATTTGGGTGTTGGTGACAGCACGGCGATTTGGTTCACGCAGTCTGTTGGCCGTGCTATTCATGTGATAGATTTTTATGAGGCTCGTGGCGAGGGGTTGCCTCACTACTGCAAGATTTTAACGTCGAAGGGTTATTTGTATGGGGATCACAATGCTCCGCATGACATTGAGGTTCGGGAGTTGGGGTCTGGGAAGAGTAGGCGCGAGGTTGCTTGGGACTTGGGTTTGAATTTTCGTGTTGTTCCTAAGCTGCCGATTGAGGATGGTATTCATGCGGGTCAGATGTTGATACCGCGTTTATGGTTTGACAGGGAGAAGTGCGGACATGGTTTGGAGTGTTTGCGTCAGTATCATAGGGCGTATAATGAGCGCACTAGGAGTTTTAGGTCTTCGCCTGTCCATGATTGGTCGAGCCATGCAGCGGATGCTTTTAGGTATTTGGCAGTTGGTTTGCGAGAGAGTAGGGATCGCATGGCGGTTTCTCAGAAAATGGCGGTAATGGAATATGATCCATTTGCGGCGTAAAGCTTGTTCATATCGGTTAGCGGATCGCAGTGATGCTTCTGCGATTTTTAAGATGTGCCGTGACTTTCATCAAGAGACTCAATTAAAGAATATTGTTTTTGACGATGTTGTTTTTGCTGGTCATTTGTCTTGGCTTTATGATGATGGTGCTTGTTTTCTTGCTGTTGCGGAGCATGACGGTAAGGTCGTTGGATTTATGTCTGGCTGGGTTTATCAGTTGTATTTTTCAAAAACCTTGTCAGCTAAGAATAATTTGTGGTATGTCTTGCCTGAGCATCGTGGCGGCATGATTGGTGTTAGGTTGCTAAAGATGTTTGAGTCTTGGGCGTTTGATAAGGGCGCAAAGATTTTAGTTGGCGGTACTTCTTCTGGCATTTCGATGCCTAGATCTAATAAGCTGATTGAGAAGTTTGGTTATGAGCCTGTTGGTTCTGAGTATAGAAAGGTTTTGTAATGGGCGGATGTTTTGACCCAGCGCCAAAAAGCGGCAAAAGTGAAGGCGGCGGCGGGAGCGTATCGGATCTCACTAAGAACAGCGCCACTGACGATCTTTTAATGGATCTTGGCATTAAAGAAAAGAATGTTCAGTATGGCCGCGATTTGGCTGAACGGCAGGCAAGATCAATGGCCGCAGCGGAGCAGGCAATGAAGAGTCAGAGAGACGATAAGCCAGCCACAATTATGACAGAAGAGCCAGAGACTGTGCCAGAGGCAGAGTCGGAGCCAGAAACTGTTCTTACTGAAGAAGTTGACACTGCTTTGACGGAAGTTGAAACGATTAGTCAAGACACGTTTGACGAAGACACTGATTTTGTTGGCGAGGTTGTTCCTGTTGCATCTGTTGGCACTGCTGCCGGCGGCGCTGCCCAGGCTGCTGCTGCAAGTCCTACTTCTGTTGGCCCTGCTGAAGATGAGGCTATTGACCTTATGAAGAAGGGGCGCCGGTCAACTATTCTTACGACACCTGGCGGTTTGCTTGGTTCTGGCGAAGAGGACAAGAAGACGCGGCGCCGCCGGTCATTGATTGGATAGCATTATGCTTATTAAGAAAAAGAAACTGAGCAATATTGCAGGGATTATGGGCGGCAATGCTGCCCAGCCTGCTGCGTTGTTGGGGCAGTCTACTGTTGATCCTTTGGAGCGCGCGCAGCAAAAGATGGCTGGTCGGACGCAAGGCGGTGCGGTTGAGGGTGTTAAAGATTCCAAATCGCGCCCTAAGCGTACATTGATGACAAGTTATGGGATAAAATAATGGCAGAAGTAAAACCTTTAGTTGCTCGTTTAGATAAACGATACAAGACGTTACAGAGCCAGCGTTCCAATTGGGAGTCTCATTGGCAAGAGCTTGCTGATTTTATGCTGCCGCGTAAGGCTGATATTACGAAGAAGCGCACTCAGGGCGACAAGCGAACTGAACGGATTTTTGACGGCACGGCTATTCACGCTGTTGAGTTGTTGGCTTCTAGTTTGCACGGCATGCTTACTTCGCCAAGTACCCCTTGGTTTTCAATGCGTTACCGCGACACCGCCTTGCAGCGCGACGATGCTGCGAATGAGTGGTTAGAGATCTGCATGGATCAGATGTACCAGCATTTCAATCGTTCTAACTTTCAGCAAGAGATCCATGAGCTGTATTATGATTTGGTTGTTTTTGGCACGGGGTCTTTTTACGTTGAGTCTGAAGAGGGTGGCTTGCGTTTTGCGTGTCGCCACATTGCCGAGGTTTGCATAAGCGAAGATCCTTCTGGCAGGGTTGATACGGTTTATCGTAAGTTTAAGCTGACGGCTCGTGCGATTGCTATGCAGTTTCCTGGGGTTACGATGCCGCGTCAAGTGGAAAAAGATTTAAAAGATGATCCTTATAAAGAGCATGAGGTTGTCCACGCTGTTTTTCCGCGCGCAGAGGCGTCTGGCAAGTTAGCCAAGAACAAGCCTGTCGCGTCTGTTTATTATTTGGCCGACAATCGTGAGCTGCTTTCTGAGGGCGGCTTTGATGAGTTTCCGTTTATGTGTCCGCGTTTTGTTAAGGATAGCGTTTCTACTTACGGCAGATCGCCGGCAATGACTGCTTTGCCTGATGTTAAGATGCTGAACAAGATGTCTGAAACGACAATCAAGGCGGCTCAAAAGCAGATTGATCCGCCTTTGATGGTTCCAGATGACGGGTTCATGATGCCTGTTCGCACTACACCTGGCGCGTTAAACTTTTACCGCTCGGGTACACGGGATCGCTTGGAGCCTTTGAACATTGGGGCCAACAATCCTTTGGGTTTGAACATGGAAGAGCAGCGCCGGAATGCAATTCGGCAGGCGTTTTATGTGGATCAGTTGTTGTTAGGCCAAGGCGCCAACATGACAGCGACTGAGGTATTGCAGAGGAACGAAGAGAAAATGCGTTTGCTCGGCCCTGTTTTAGGACGGTTGCAGGCCGAGCTACTCCAGCCGCTGATCGACCGTTCCTTTGCATTACTTCTGCGCGCTGGGTTGCTTCCAGAGCCGCCTGAAGAATTGCAGGGGCAAAACATTGATATTGAATATGTTTCTCCTTTAGCTAAAGCTCAGAAGCTTACAGATTTGCAGGCTATGCTGCGCGGATTTGAGATTTTGCTTCAGGTTAGTGAGGTTGCACCTGTTACTGATTACTTGGACGGCGACAAGATGGTTCAGTATTTGGTTGAGACAGCAGGCTTGCCGGCTCGGGTTATCAGGGGTTCTGATGAGGTTGAGCAGGTTCGCAAGGAGCAGGCCGAGCAGGCCCAGGTTCAGGAGCAGATGCAGCGTGAAATGATGGCATCTGAGGCTGCTGGCAATGTCGCGCCTTTGGTTAAGGCAACGCAAGGGGCTGGACAGTGAAGCAAATAGAGGATCTGAAGTTAGCTTACCGGCGCACTTTTAACAATGAAGATGGCGTTAGGGTAATTAAAGATCTCAAAACTCGTTTTGGGTATGAGACAACTACGTTTTCGGACAATCCTTATGAAACTGCATTTAATGAAGGTCAGCGCGCAGCGGTGCTGCTGATTGTCCGTATGCTGACCGAAGAGAAGGAAAAACAATGAGCGAAGAGGCAATCCAAGATACTGGATCTCAAGAAGTCGCAGGGGGTGCAGAAGCTGCGCCTGTAGGATTTTTGGACAGTTTACCAGAAGATTTGCGGGGTGAGCCTTCACTGCGCACGTTTACAGACCCAGCCAGCTTGGCAAAAAGTTATGTAAACGCCCAGCGCATGATCGGCGCTGATAAGATCCCAAAACCTGGCAAGAGCTGGACAGATGACCAATACAATGAGTTTTACAACTCTGTTGGCCGGCCAGATAGTGCTGATGCTTACGAGATGAATTTGGGCGATGGCATGAACGAAGATGCTATCTCTAACCTCAAGCAGGCTATGTGGGAAGCGGGGCTACAGCCTCGGCAGGTAGATCGTATTGCTAAGTTTATCAATGAGACAGGCGAGACATCCAAGGCAGATGCTGAGAGCCGCGCAGAGAGCGCCGTACATGAGGCAAGGGAGGCGTTGCGGCAGGAGTTTGGCCAAGCCTTTGAACAGCGCATAGGAATGGCTCAGAACGCCGCTAGGACATTGCTGGGCGAAGAAGGCATGAACATGTTTGAGGATGTGCAGCTTTCGGATGGACGAATGCTTGGAGATCATCCAGAAGTCATAAAAATGTTTTCTGCCTTGGCAGAACAGATTGGAGAGGATAACCTAGTCGGTGAACCGACTGAGTTGATAATGACGCCAGAAGAGGCG